ATGCGCGCAGGCGTGGTTTGGACATCGAGGCTGGACGAGAGGTTGCTGCAGCTGCGGGCGGTGGGCCTGACCTGGGACGCCATGGCGGCCGAGCTGGGGTGCAGCCGAAACAGCGTGATCGAGCGCGGCCGCCGGCTGGGCGCGCGGCGGATCGTCATGAAGCCCGCGCGGGTGGTGCCGGAAAGCCGCGACCGGCCGCCGCGGCCGCCGGGCCATCCGGCGTGCTGGGGCCTGATCACCGCGGGCACGCTGCTCGAGGGCGAGCCCTATCCGCTGCCGGTTTTTCTATAGACGGGAACGTATCGTGAACACAAGCGAAAGGCTGCGCGACGACCCGCCGCGCATGGATGCGGCGTTCGTGACCTACCGGCTGGAGGAAGCCGGGGCCACGCTGCTGGCGCTGCCGGGGACCGGCTATTCGACGCGCCTGCGCAGCAGCCGGCTGGAGGTGGTGGCGCATGCCGCCGAGGCATTCCAGGCCCCCGGGCGGGTACGGCCCGCCGTGCCGTCGGCATCGCGCATCACGCGCATGGACGAGGCGCTGGGCTGGATCACGCTGATCCCCGAGCAGCGCTACGTGATCCGGCGGATCGTCGGCGCGCGCAGCCTGGTGAGCCCGGTGACGGAACGGCATCTATATTCGTGGCGGCGCTTGGGGGCGGCGGTTGGCGCCGACCACAAGGCCGTGCAGCGATGGCATGCCCAGGGCATCGACATGCTGGTGGCCGCCCTGGGCGCGCTGCAGCGCGTTCAGGATCGCCCTGCCCCGCCCCGGCCGGGCCGCGATCAGGGCGACTCGGCGAGCTTCACGGCGTAGCGGCAGCGCGGGGTGACGTAGCTGCCGGTGATGGCGGGACCGGCCAGCGCCGCCTGGAGCAGGAGGCGGTAGGGCTTGCCATCGGCGCCGGGCCTGTCCGCCTCGGCGCTGATGCGGCCGCCGGGCGCCACCTGGCCGTCCAGGATGAGCACACCCTGGCGGGGGGTGAATTGCACATAATGGCCCCGGCGGATGAGCACGGCACGCGCGGGCGGATCACAGGTGCCGGCGGTGGGGGTGAGATCGCCGGCATAGGTGACGGGCTGGTTGGCGCTGCAGCCGGCCAGCGCCGCCAGAAGCATCACGGCGGCGGCCTGGGATTTAATTCTGGCGTTCAGCATTTTTTCCTTGCCCAGATGCCCCGGTTTTTCGTATATATCACTCAACGATGGCGAGTTGCGCGCTACGGCGCGGCGGCATGTGGTGCGCTTCGCGCGCACGGCGATGCGCAGGAGCGGATCGTGACTGAACCGAAAATGCCGCTCGACATCCTGATCACGGTCATGCGCGACCGTTATGAACACGCCGATATCGAGGGCGCGGTCGCGATCGCCAAGGCGGTGGCGCCGTTCGTGCACGCCAAGCCGCGGCCACGCACCGGCGCTGCGGCGCTCGGCATGATGAGGGACGAGCAGCTTGCCGAACTCTGCCGGCCCCGCACGGCGCGAGCGGGCGCTTCGGAGGAGGATCCGGCTTAGCCTGGAAGCCTGGGCGCGCTTCGCGCTGGCCGAGCAGGGCCAGGCGCCGGCCGCGCACCATCTGATCATGTTGCGCGCGTTGCAGGCGCTGGAGGATGGCCAGACGCGGCGGCTGATGCTGCTGCTGCCGCCGGGATCGGCGAAGAGCACCTATGCCAGCGTATTGTTTCCGGCCTGGTGGATGGGGCGCAACCCGGCCGGCGCGGTGATTGCCGCGAGCCATACGGCCGCACTGGCCGAACATTTCGGCCGCGGGGTGCGTCGGCTGCTCGATACGCATGGTGCGCGGCTGAACGTGTTTCTGCGGGCCGATTCGCGGGCCGCGGCGCGGTTTCAGACGGAGAGCGGCGCCGCGTATTTCGCGACCGGGGTGCAGGGGGCGGTGACGGGGCGGCGCGCCGATCTGGCGCTGATCGACGATCCGGTCGCCAGCTTCGAGGACGCCGCGAGCGCGCGGCGGCGCGAGCAATTATGGAATTGGTATCGCACGGAGTTGCTGACCCGGCTGAAGCCGGGCGGCCGGATCGCGCTGGTGATGACGCGCTGGCACGGCGACGATCTGGCGGGACGGCTGATGGACCAGGGCGGCTGGACCGTGATCCGGCTGCCGGCGCTGGCCGAGCCGGGCGATCTGCTGGGGCGCGCGCCGGGCGAGGCGCTTTGGCCGGCCTGGGAATCCGAGGCGGAGGTGCTCGCCAAGCGGGATACGCTGGGCGCGCGGCATTTCGCGGCGATGTTCCAGCAGGCGCCGCTGCCGGAAGCGGCTGCGTTCTTTGCCGTGGAGGCGCTGAAATTCGTTGATGCGTCGCCGCGGGGCGACGCGGTGCGCGGCTGGGATCTGGCGGCGGGCACCGAAGCGGCGCGCGATCCGGACTGGACCGCCGGCGTGCTGCTGGTGCGCGACGCGGAGGGCGGCTTCGTGGTCGATGACGTGCAGCGCGTGCGGATGGGACCGGCGGCGCTGGGCCCGTTCATCCGGCGCGTGGCCGAGCAGGATGGCGGCGCGGTAGCGATCAGCCTGCCGCGCGATCCCGGCCAGGCCGGGCTGCACCAGGCGATGGATTTGACGCGCCAGTTGGCGGGATTTGCCGTGCGGGCGACGCCGGAGAGCGGCGCCAAGACGGCGCGCGCCCGCGGCGTGGCGGCACAGATCGAGGCCGGGCATGTGAGCCTGCGGCGCGCGCCGTGGAACCGGGCCTTCATCGAGGAACTGACGGCGTTTCCACACGGGCCGAAGGACGACCAGGTGGACGCGCTGTCGCGCGCGTTCGACACGCTGTCACCGCGTTCGGCCCCGGCGCGGTTCGTGTCGTCACGCTTCTTCGAACGATAGGGCGGGTGCCGCGATGTTTGCCACGATTTGCGATCTGGTGCCGTGGGACCGGGATTTTCCCGACCGCACGCGCCGGCTGCTGCTGTTGCGGCTGGTGCTGGACGGGCTGCTGTACGATTTCCTGCCGTATGAGTTCCATCAGGAGCGCACCGCGGGCGGGGAATATATCCCGCTGCGCCAGAGGCGGCCGAGCGTGCGCTACGCGCTGCCGCGCATCGTGGTGGAAGACAGCGTGGCGCTGCTGTTCAGCGAGGGGCATTTCCCGGCGATCGACTCGCCGGATGCCGGCGCGCGGGCGGCGGCGGCGGCGCTGGCGCGCAGCACGCGGCTGAACGCGGTGATGGTGGAGGCCGCGCTGCGGGGCAGCGTCGGGTCGGTCGCGATCCTGATGCGGGTGCTGCGCGGCCGCGTGTTCCTGGATGTGCTGGAGACGCCGTACCTCTCGCCCATCTGGGACCCGGCGGCGCCGGATACGCTGCTGCGGGTGACCGAGCGGGTGAAGGTGTCGGGTGCTGCGCTGATCGCGCAGGGCTATGACATCGAGGACCCGCAGACTGAATGGTGGTTCGGGCGGCAATGGGATGCCGAGCAGGAGGATTGGTTCCTGCCGGTGAAGGTGGGCGCACCATGGCAGGCGGTGCGCGACGCGCAGCGCAGCGTGCGGCACGGCCTGGGCTTCGTGCCGATCGTGTGGATACGCAACCTGCCAGGCGGTGACGGGATCGATGGCGCGGCGACGTTCCGGGCAGCGATCGAGACTGCGATCGAGATCGACTACCAGCTGAGCCAGGCGGGCCGCGGCCTGAAATATAGCAGCGATCCGACGCTGCTGATCCGCGAGCCGGCGGGCGCGGTGGACGGCACGATGGTGCGCGGCGCCGCCAATGCGCTGGTGGTGAGCGAGAAAGGCGATGCCCGGCTGCTGGAAATCGGCGGCACGGCGAGCCAGGCCGTGATCGAATATGTGCGGGTGCTGCGCGAGCTGGCGCTGGAGAGCGTGCATGGCAACCGCGCCGATGCCAGCCGGCTTGCCGTGCCGGCGAGCGGGCGGGCGCTGGAACTGATGAATCAGGGACTGCTCTGGCTCGCCGATAATCTGCGCATCAGCTACGGCGATAACGGGTTGCTGCCGCTGATGCGCATGATGCTGCGCGCGGCCGAAATCTATCCGTTGCAGGTGGAAGGCCGGGACTTGCCGCCGCTGGATGCATGGGCGCCGCTGAGTTTGCGCTGGCCGGATTGGTATCCGCCGGATGCCGCGGACCGGCAGCGTGATGCGGCGACCATCGTGGCGCTGGTGCAGGCCGGCATGCTGTCACGCGAGACCGGGCTTCGGGTGCTGGCGCCGGATTACGACATCGAGGATGCCGGCCGGGAGCTCGGCCGGATTTCCAGCTGAGAGGAACGGGCATGGCTGGCGATGACGGGGACGAGGCGTCCGCGGCTGCGGATGAGCTGGCCGCGCTGCGCGCACGCAACGAGGCGCTGGAGGCCAGCCTGCGCGAGACGCGCGCGACAAGCGACCGGCGCGCGGTGCAGGCCGAATTGCGCGCCGAGGCGACGCGGCGCGGCATGGTGGATCTGGACGGGCTGAAGCTGATTGATGACAGCGGCATCAGCATCGATGCCGATGGCACCGTGCATGGCGTGCAGGGCGCCATGACGCGGCTGCGGCGGGACAAGCCATTTCTGTTCGGGGCGCAGAGCTCGAGCAGCGTGGCGGGCGTGCCGGCGGCAGCGGCGGCGAGGCAGAAGCGTGCCACGGAGATGACGCTGGAGGAATGGCGGCTGGCGCGGGCGGAGTTGCTGCGGCGGCAATAGGGAGGGAAGGCCTTGGGCGTCGTGCGACGCACGCTGCGAGATGCTGCGGCGGACGCTGTTAGATGGTGCGGCGCACGCTGCTAGGTGGTGCGACGCACGCGCCTCGGTCGTGCGGAGCGCGCTGCTAGATGGTGCGGAGCGCGCGCCTCGGTCGTGCGGAGCGCGCTCTGCACGTGAGGCCCCTGGACCCCGCTGAGGCGGGCCGCATCAGATCTGGTTTGTTTATTCATCCTGAAAATGGCGTTTGGGGCCGGCGTGCGTTCGCACGCCTTCGGTGTGACGGCCTGAATGGAGGCGAGGGGTAGAACCCCCGTGTCCTGGCGTGTTGTGCGGACATGACGACCATGACCAACGGCTGCGGCGCGGGCCCTGCCGATCTTTTTCTTTGCGGGGGCTTGCATGGGTATCCAGAATTTTCCGCTTGCGCTGCAGCCGATCATTCAGCAGGGCTTTCTGGAACGTGAGTTCCAGCAGGCGCTGCGCTCCCGCCTGGGGTTCCGCGCCTGCGCGGACCGGGAGGAGATCGCAGTCGGCATCGGCGAGACACTGACCAAGACGCGGGCCGGGCTGCGCCCGGCGGTGACGACGCCGCTGGCGCCGGCGACAAACACGAATCTGGATAACGGTCTGACCCCCGGCAGCTGGGGCGTGGAGCAATACACGCTCAGCATCAACCATTACGCCTCCACCATGGATCTGAACATGGTGACGAGCCGTGTGGGGATTGCCAGCCAGTTTTTGCAGAATGCGTATGTGAATGGCGAGCAGGCGGCGCGCAGCCTGGATGATCTGGCGCGCAATGCGCTGTTCGCGCCGTATTTCGGGGGCAATACGCGGGTGCGGGTGACGCTGGCATCGGCGGGGCCTGCGGTGAGCGTGGACGATATACGCGGCTTCCAGACCGCGTTCGTGAACGGCGTGCAGCAGACGGTGTCCGCCAGCAATCCGCTGACGGTGACCGTGGGTGCGGATAGTTATACGCTGGTCGGGGCCGCCGCGGATGCGACCAACCTGTCCACGGCGCCGGGCGGCATTTCGGGCGTGCTGACCTTTTCGGGCAATGTGACGGTGAGCGACGGTACGGCCGGGAATACGGCGCAGGCGGCGACCGCGTCGTTGATCCTGCGGCCCAACGGGCGAACCAATACCGGGCAGCTCGTGAGCACCGACACGCTGACCATGAGCAACGTGCTGGATGCGGTGGCCAATTTGCGGCTGAATGCGGTGCCGGATATCGATGGTTCGTACAATTGCTATCTGGACCCGATCAGTGCCAGGCAGCTTTTCGCGGATCAG